TTCATCAGGTGCAACCCTGATCTTGGGATTGATGAATGCGATTACGGCAAATCTACCATCGCTCATTTCCGTAGGCGCAAGCATCATAGCAACTCTGGTAAGCAGCCTGGGCGCACAACTTCCGCAATTAATTCCGGTAGCGGTACAGATGATCCTGACTCTGGTTGAGTCGCTGATCAGTAATCTTCCGCAGTTAATAACTTCCGGATTACAGTTAATGGAAGGCTTGGCACAGGGAATTGCAAACGCGATTCCGCAGGTGGCAGCGAAAGCACCGGTTATCATCGGCAAGCTGGCATCTACGATTATCACGAATTTGCCGAAGATCATACAGACTGGTGTGAAGATTATCACGCAGCTCGCAGTCGGACTGGTTCAGGGAATCCCGGCGTTACTTGGTAAGATTCCATCCATGATCAGCCAGATCAAAAATGCATTTACCAGTGTAAACTGGGGCAGCGTTGGTATGAATATCATCCGGGGAATTGCAAGTGGATTAACAAGTGCGGCAAAAAGCCTGGCAGAAGCAGCTGCAAACGCGGCGGATAATGCACTCAATTGGGTGAAATCAAAACTTGGTATTCATTCGCCATCGAGAGTATTCCGGGACCAGGTTGGTAAGATGATGGCTCTTGGTATGGGAATCGGATTTGAGAAGAATATTCCGGTCGGCTCCATGAATGCCGGAGTACAAAAAGCAGTTCAGAGTCTGCAAAGAAGTGTGCAGCTTACAACATCCGTTAATCCGGATAAAACGGTAGGCGGAATAAAGAATAATCCGATCTTTAAGGATCAAGGATTTGATTACGACAGATTTGAACGTATCCAGAGGAAGATTGCAAAAGAAAATGGCAATAAGCCGGTATTCCTGGATACGAAACGGATAGACAGACCATTACCGAAAGGAGCAGTGCCACAGGTATGATTGTGTATTATGAAAATATGAATGGCGAAAAGCTGAATCTTTTGAAAGCTCCTTTTCGTACAACGAAGACTGACTGGTTCGATGCGGACTGGTCAGAGTCTTCGGACGGATATGAAAAAACAGTGACGATTGATGTGTTTGGAAAGCGGGAAGAATTTCAGGCGAATATGGAGCAGCTATACCGGATCATTGCGGTTGATGCAGAAAATGATACCTACGGGAAGCTGTACGTGAATGGTGCGTATTTAAGATGCAAGGTATTGAAGTCGGCAAAAGAAGGATGGAAGGGGTATGTGTATTCGGAAGTGGAGATCACCTTCCAGGCTCCGGAGCTTGTATGGGTAGTAGAAGCGACAAGGCAGTTTTTTCCACAATTGGAAGAAACGGCAGCATCCGGAATCGACTTTCAGTATGACTATCCGTTTGATTTTGCCGGAGAAAAAAGAGGAATCGCAGCATGGAATGTTGATCACATTATTCCAAGCGAGTACCGGATGATCGTTTACGGACCATGTGTAAATCCGAAGATTCTGATCAACGATTATCCTTATGAGTTTTTCGTAACGCTTGAAAGCAGGGAATATCTGATCATAGATAGCCAGAGAAGAACGATCCGAAGGTATTTGACGAATGGAACGGTACAAAATTTATTTAATCAGAGAGCGCAAAAACAAACTGTTTTCAAGAGAATACCATCCGGGCTTTTAAATATTAACTGGTCCGGGGATTATGGATTTGACCTGACTTTATTTTTGAACAGGAGGGAGCCGCCGTGGTAAAGGACATAATTCTTGCAGATAGTGATGGAAGAGAACTGGGAGCGATTTTGGACTCAAATATCACAGTGGATACGAATGGCGAGTACGAATTTTCTGTACAGATTGCAAGGTCGAACTGGTATCCGGAGTTGACCTTTTCAAGCTATGTGTATATTACGGAGACAGAATATGGAGGCATTATCGGAGAGGTGCTGACAGATACAACGCTGGATTATGTGGAGCTGAAGGGAATCACATGGCGGGGAAGACTGCAGTATAAGGTGATCGAGCCGCCTGCCGGATCGGATTATAAAACAGTATCCGGAGAACTGAATCAGGTAATGAAAACACTGATCGAGCCGGAGTTTGATGGATTATTCAGAGTTTCATCAGAAGACACGGGTATATCTGTAAAGAATTATCAATTTGACCGGTACTGCACATTACTGGAAGGTCTTACCAAAATGCTGAAAAGTGTTGGATACCGCCTGCAGATCCGGTTGATCAAAGAACAGGATGAACCATGTTATATTCTGGTTGAAGCAGTTCCGATTACTGATTATTCTGCGCAGATTGAATTGTCACAGGACAGTCGACTGAATTTCACGATGGATGATAAACAAAATGGCGTAAATCATCTGGTCGTAACTGGAAAAGGGGAAATGCAGGAGAGGAACGTATTCCATCTGTATGTGCAGAAAGATGGAAGCATTGGAAAGACGCAGTATTACAAAGGACTGAATGAGATCTCAGCAGTATACGAAAATACGAGCACAGAAACAGCAGAGCTGGAGAAAACGTCCGCGGAACAATTGCAGAAGCTGATGAATAAAAAGACATTTCAGATGGATGTTGCAAAGCTTGGAATCGAGGTTGGGATTGGAGATATTGTCGGTGGCCGGGATTACCTGACCGGGATGTATATGTCAAAACCAATCGAAAATATCATTTACGAGATTACGAATGATGTGGAATCAATTACTTATAAACTGGAAGGAGAAGATGAAGAATGAAAATTGTATCTGGAAGAACCGGATCGCCACATGTGACTTCGCAGCAGTTCCGGCAGATGCTGGAGGGGATTATCGGGCAGGGGAGTTATATTATAACAAGCGGAGAGAATCTGAAGCCGGAACTTAGCAGTAATAATCTGCTGAAAATCCGAAGTGGGATGATGGCGCATCACGGCTGTATATCTTGCGTGGATATTGGTACTTATGATGAGGTTACACTGACAAATGGTAGTCAGGGAATGAAAAGGATTGATCTTATTGTAAATCGGTATACCAGAAATGCAGAGACAGAGGTTGAAAACTGCAGTTGGAAGGTAATCCAGGGAAAACCGGTTGCAAGTAATCCGGCAGTGCCGGCATACACTTCGGGAAATTTGCAGAATGGAGATCTTGTGGATGAATGCCCGGCTTTTGAAGTGCATTATGATGGAATCAATGTTACAGAAGTGAAGAGTTTGTTGAGTGTGACGGATGGACTTTCTGGATTAAGTAGCAATCTGATTTCAATCGTAGAACGTGGAACCAAAAATAACTACAATTACACAAAATATTCCAACGGCGACATGGTTATGTGGAGTAAATATACTTGGAATACCAATCTTGCAACCATTTGGTATAACTGGTATTTTGCTTCTAGTGTTGCGGCTGGTTTTCCAGTAGCATTCAAGGAAGCGCCTTTAATTATAGTATCTCCGGCAAGGACTAACGAACTGTATGGTCTTGGAGTTACCGAAGTGACTACAACCGGGTACAAGCTTACAGCATACAGTCCAAAGCAAGGAATGTGTAATGTCTGTGCGGATATGCTTATAATCGGAAAATGGAAATAATTCTAATATGTTCCGATTGCAATATAGTCCATATAAAAAGCTTTATTTGTATATGCTGCAAAATATCCTAATCGAAGTTGGTGGATTCCATTCAAGGTTGTGGTTTTTCCAAGGATCATAACCCAATCGTCACTATTTTGAGTTATTGTACAACTTCCTAAAATTTTAAACGGTTTTGGAAATGTTGATTGTTCTATTTTGGTACTTACACCCGTATATCCAGTGCCATTTTGTTGCAATGAGGCATATACGCGAATTGTTCCGGCACATATTTGAATCCTATTTTTAGGAAATCGTATACAAATGCTTTTTGTGGATGGATCTATATAAGTTTCATATAATTTGCTACTTAATTCAGTACGCCAGTTGATATACTGAAAGCAAAAAGGAGCAATGTATGGAAGCGAAAATAATGGATGTATTGCGAAGAATGCAACCGGTTTTAGATGAAATGCAATTACGTGAGCTGAAAGAAGTGCTGCAGATGACATTTACCGGATGCAGAGTAATCCAGGAAACGGACCTGCAGGTTGTAGACAGGAGCTGGGAAGTGGATCTGGAAGAGTTTCTGATGAGTAAAGCACTGGAAGGAAAAGCATCAAAGACAGTGAAGCAATATCGGTATGAATTAGTTCGGTTACTGACCTATATCAATAAGCCAGTGAAGAATATAGATTCAGGAGATATCTCTGGATTCATGCGGACTTATAAAATGATCCGCAAGGTAGCAAACCAGACACTAAAGAATGTCCGGGCAGTGTATAGCAGCTTCTTCGGATGGCTGCGAGATCGTGACCGGATTCGGAGAAATCCGATGGTGCTGGTGGAATCTATAAAAGTAGAAAAGAAGATCCGGAAACCATATACTGATGAAGAACGGGAGCGGATGCTGCGTAAATGCAGCAGTCTTCGGGATAAAGCGTTACTAGAATTTCTATATAGCACAGCGGTCAGAGTATCGGAGCTTTCAGAGATTAACAGGGAAGATATCCGATATGCGAATAAAGAGCTGATTGTATATGGAAAAGGAGCGAAAGAAAGGACGGTGTACATCAATGAACGAACCAACATGTACCTGAAAGAATATCTGGAAAGCAGAAAAGACAATGATCCGGCGCTATTTGTCGGAAGCAAGAAACCGAATAGCCGGCTGACGAAAACAGGAATTGAGGATATCATCCGGCGGATTGGAGAGAAGGCGGGCGTAGAAAATGCGCATCCGCATCGATTCCGGAGGACGGCTCTGACAAATGCATTAAACCGCGGAATGCCTCTGCAGGAGGCTATGATATTTGCGGGACACGTAAAGTCAGAGACAACCATGCGATATTGTACAGTGAATCAGGAAGGTGTACGGTATCATCACTTTAAATATTTAAGTGCATAAGTAAATAAACTTATTTATTTACACTCGGCATTGGTCGGGTGTTTTTGTTATGCGCTTTTATATATGTAACTTTATCAACTAGTCAAAGGAGGGATTCTGAACTAAGTAGCAATTTAAAAAGTATAAGTGCAGATTCTGGTTGGCAATATATGACCGCCAGCAATCTTTCAGAAAAGCTAAAATTTCGGAAAGTAGGTCATACCGTATATGTAGCCGGATCATTAAGATTTTCAGATAATGGAAAATTTGCAAACGATCAGGCTCTCGGCAGTGTCCCGTCAGGAATGACACCAAATGGTTATGGCGATTTCGAGTGTCTTATTCCGATAGCTATGCATAATGGTGGACCTGCTGGAACACAAGCACGTATATACATAAAAAATGGTGGAGTATATATCATCGGTACAGATAGTGCCTCATTCGCAATGGTTGCGACAACGGCTTATTTTAGCTAATTAGCTAACTGGTATAAAAATAGCTCTTGTCGTAAAAAGAGTCCATGTGCCTCCATTTTTGTACGAAGTAATATGAAGCTTATCGCCTTTGCTACATTTTCCTGCAAAAGTAGAAACTAATTTGTAATAGTTTCCGTTATTTCCCATATTTACATTGTTTAATGCACAAGCGATTTCCTGTTTATAGCTTTCACTGCTGATATTGGAGGAAACTACAACGATGAAAGCATATGTAACGCCAGCTTTCAAAAAGCTATTGGTATCCAAATTTGCTGTTCCTTGCGCCGTTGAATCAATGAATATTGGTTTCCTGTTCTCTAAAACAGTGTTAGTTTTGGTTAAATTGCTATTTAGTTCAGAATCCCTTTAAAAAGAAGAAAGGGGCAAACAGAAAAATGAAAATCACATTCAATGATGGTCAGGAACTGCAGATCCAGCAGGTCACTGAGCAGACGGATGGCGCACTTCTGATCAAGACCATTTCAGCACACGAGGATCAGCTGAAGACTTTATTCTCTGATCAGACAACAACTAAGAGAATGTCTGTGAGCGAACGGGATGCAGATACCGTTGTGTATGAAAACTACACAAAGCTCGATGCAATCGTGAAGTACACGGCCGGCATTCTTGGTGTGCTGATGTACCGGGAAGGAGAAGATCCGGACAGCCGGATGGCAGCTCTGGAGGCACGACTTAAAGAAGCAGAAGAGAAAAATACGAACCTGCAGTCAAGAGTCGAAAAAGCGGAGGAGAAAAATGAAATGCTCGAAGGATGCATTTTGGAAATGTCTGAAACGGTATATCAGTAAAACGATAATTGTATTAACCATTTTATTCATATTATTACAAATTTCAGGAGGAAAAGAAATGATGGCAATGTTATGGGCACAGCAGATTATGTTAGGAAAGAAAACTTATTCACAGGTACCGAGACTTTTAAAGGACAAGGTAAAAGAGGTCCTGATTGATTCCGGAGCAGAAGATCTGGTAACAGAAGACAAGCAGTAGAGGTGAAGCGTAGATGGCAGTAAAAACAGCTCAATATATATTTAATGGTCAGGCATACAATCTGACCTATAATTCGACCTCCGGGAAATGGGAAGCTACGGTTACAGCTCCAAGTAAGTCGAGCTACAATCAGCCGGATCATGTTCTTGGCGGAACAGTAAAGGCTACAGATGAGGCCGGCAATACTACCACGGTAGATCAGAGTCATGCTACTCTCGGCGCATCACTTAAACTCCGTGTAAAAGAAAAGACAGCACCGACTATCACGATCACGTCTCCGTCTGCAGGAGCTTATATCACAAATACAACTCCGACTATCGAATTCCAGGTAAAAGATACAGACTCCGGAGTAAATGCAGGAACAATCGCAGTCACAGTTGATGGTACAGTCGTATCGACGGTAATAAAGACTGCTATTGACGGTGGATATAAGTGCACATGCACATCACCGACGTTAAAAGATGGATCGCATACGATTTCGGTCAATGCATCCGACAATGATGGTAATGCAGCTGCAGCTAAGACAGCAACATTTACAGTTGATACAGTGCCTCCGACACTGCAGATCACGGCTCCATCAAATGGCCTTATAACCAACAAGAAGACGGTAACGGTAAGTGGTAAAACAGATGACGTATCATCTAAGCCAGTTACAGTAACGGTAAATGGAGCAACTGTAACGGTCGGAACAGACGGAACATTTACTAAGGACGTGACTCTTGCTGAGGGTGCAAATACCATCACAATCGTAGCTAAAGACAAAGCCGGAAAGACTACTACAGTCACACGTAAGGTTACTGTCGATACGTCAGCTCCGGTGATTAAGTCAGTGACTCTTACTCCGAATCCAGTAGACTGCGGAAAGACATTCATTATTGCAGTCGAGATTACCGACTAGGCGGTGCGCCTATGGTAGTAAAGGTAAGCGGTAAGATAGATGGAAAAGAAGTAATATTCGAAAGAGCTGAAGGGGACCGGTGGAATGCCACGGTCCCTTATGATTTAGATGGAATGTATGTGGTGGAGCTGACGGCAGAAAATGATGCAGGCAATATTGCATACTGCACGAAGATGCTGTTGATTGTTGATCCGGCTACTCTATGCGTAAGACTTGTTCCACTTGATTATATGGTGGAAATTGTTCCAGAAGACTGTAAGGTTACAGTTATTTCGAAAGACTATGCTGTAGAGGCAGTTCCGGAGCAGTATCAAGTTATCGCAGAGCCAGATCCGCTTTTTGTGGAGGTAATTTATCCGATACATGGAAGGGGGTGTTGTTGTGAACAAAATTAGATTTATCCTGGGCGAAGACAAGCACGTTAAGCTATTGGTGCGAAGTCCTAACGATGAGCCATTTACGATTCTGACAGCATCTTATGAGCTGGCACGTTACACAGACATCGTGGTGCAAGGAGAGTGCGATATCAATGAGCATTATCTTGACTGCAAGATTGCTCCGAAAGAAAAAGGAACACATATATTGGAAGTGACTTATACGGTTGCGGATTCGATCAGGAAAGCAAGGATAGAAGTTGAGGTGGTTTAATGCTTAAAATTACAGATGTGAAATTAAGCAAAAATACGGTTGCGACCGGGGAAAAATTTACGATTTCTGTACAGATCCAGGAAACGGTTGATTATCCGTATGACTATCCATACGATTATCCGATATCTTATACCGGAACAGCAAAGCCGGTAAAATCATAAAGAAAGAATGAGGAATATGAAAGTGGAACAGGCAAACTATATCAAAGCAATTTTTACAGCAGTATTTGCTTTCCTGTCGGCGCTTCTTGGAGTGCTTGCAGTGCCGGTGATCCTGCTGGTGGCATGTAATCTGATTGATTATGCTACCGGACTTATGGCAAGCAAATACAGAGCACAGGATATCAATTCCTATAAAAGTATCAGAGGAATCTTCAAAAAGGTATCTATGTGGCTGCTGGTTGTTGTAGG